CCTTGAAAGACCGAATTATAGTTGGTTGCGACCCTGGTAAGCATTCATTAGTGTATATGATGGATAAAAAAGGAAACAAATTAGAATATACTGCATCACAAAGAAAAATAGAAAGTTATGGAAAACAAAACCAAAGAATATTATTACAAGAAAAGAAGAAACACAAAATTATAGAAAAGGAAACAAGATTATCAATACAAAATAGCAAATCAGTTAATTATGATAAATTCAAAATGTATCTTGTAGAAAAAGATAAATTGAATAAAGAAACAACTGATTTTTACAAGAAAGAAGTTTGGAGAAAAATGAAATTTAGACAATATAGTTATGGTAAGAAAAGTATTGATACATTTTTGAATAAAATAAAAGAAACATTTGGAGAAAATATACTTATTGGTTATGGTAATTGGAGTAGGTCTTCACAAATGAAATATACAATGCCTACAATGAATAAAGGATTAAGGAAACTAATTCATAAAAAGTATGATACAATAACTATTAATGAATTTTATACATCTCAAAAGTGTTGTGAATGTAGAAAAGTTTTGAAACATTACAAAGATAAAAATGGAGGAGAAATTTACAGATTATTCACTTGTTCTAACTGCGTGAGTTGCGAAAACAAAAATGTCGTATTTAGAACAAGGGATAAGAATTCTGCAATAAATATACTGAACTTAACTGAATGTTGGATACATAACCAAACAAGACCAGTAGAGTTTCAGTTTCAAGCATCGTCTTTCACCTGTGGAAACAAAAAGACAGGGTTAAGTAAGACAATCGGCGTTAAGAAACAACCTCGTAAGAGTAAGCACGCCTGTTGATTTTACATTTTTTAATTTTTTTTATGCCGAGAAAATCGGCGTTTGAAATGTTAAAAGGTGTAAAATATAAAACATAATAAATAATATATTTTAAGTAATTTGATTTAAATATAACCATTTAATATTCTATATCAAATGACTGACAAACATAAATCTTTATCTGATTTAAAACCTCCAGAAGAGTTTTATAAAATTATTAATGATTTTATATCTGATATGATAACTACTTTTCCTGAATATGCTGGACTTATTTCTAGATGGTGGAATAGACCTTCAGCAAATATTGAAGAAACTAGAAAGAAAGAAATTTATTTTGTATTTAGACATTGTGTTAAGGTTTTTCCTGAGCGTTTTTTTGATATTTTGTATAAAAATGTTGACATTTTTTCAGATAGTTCTGAAATTAGTACCGAGTTTTTGCCTGGTATAGTGTTTAAACAATTATGGGCGTGTGATATTAGTGAAGCCACTAGAGAAACCATTTGGAAATATCTACAACTTATATTATTTTCAGTAATTGGGACAGTTCATAATAAATCTGACTTAGGTGATACCGCGAAATTGTTTGAAGCTATTGATGAGGATGAATTAAAGAAAAAACTACAAGAAACTTTAGAAGGAATGCAGCATTTATTTGATACTCCAGAAACTAATGCAAATACTGATACTAATGCAAATGCAAATACTCCATTTAGCGGAGCTAATATACCAAATGCCGAACAATTGCACGAACATATTAATTCAATGATGGGTGGTAAATTAGGTAAACTGGCTATGGAACTTGCCGAAGACACCGCGAATGATCTAAATTTAGATATGGACAATACAAGCGATGCTAAAGATGTTTTTCAAACCCTTTTCAAAAATCCTGCAAAAATGATGAATATGGTAAAAAACATTGGTAGCAAAATTGACGAAAAAATTAAGTCGGGTGAAATCAAGGAATCCGAATTAATGGAAGAAGGCATGGACTTATTAAATAAAATGAAAAATATGCCTGGAATGGCTAATATGCAACAAATGTTTTCACAAATGGGAATACCCGGTTTAGGCAAGGGGTCCAAAATAAACATGGGAGCAATGGAATCACAATTAAATAGAAATATGCAAAATGCTAAAATGAAGGAGAGAATTAAATTAAAAGCAGTAAATAATGCGACTGCTAAGGCAAACGCGACTACAAATGCAAATACAAATGCAAATACAAATGCAAATGCTTCTCCTGCTATTTCAGAAGAAGAGTTATTAAAAATATTTAGCACAGGAGAAGTAGTTGAAAAAACCCCAAGAGGAGCAAAACAACCACAACAGAATTCAAATAACTCGTCTGGGAAAAAGAAGAAGAAGGGCGGGAAATAAATTAATTAATTTTGTTAGTATAATGACTATTGTCGTTATACTAATTTGTTGTATTTAGAGCAATATATAATATTTATACCTTAATCGTACAATATTATATATTATTAAGAAATCAAAATAATTTAATTATGAAGTCGTTTTTTTTTAAAGCTTATATAATATATAATGACAACTCCATTTTGGCTCAATGAACCAACAATATTATTTAATAAAGACAGTATTCTACAACTTTGGCCAACACAACAAATGAATTTTGAAGCCAAATTAAATGCTATTAGTAGAATCATTATTTTTATGTCTCTTTTAGGATTTCTGTTTACAAGAAATATAAATATAATTATTATAGGAATAGTAACATTAGCTATTATATTTACGCTTTACAAATTAAGAAAACAAAAAATTGTTAGTTCTTTAATTAAGAAAGAAGGCTTTTCGGGTAATTCGTCAAAACAGTCATCCGAACAAATGACTACTAATCCTGTAACTTTGGAACGTGTTTTACGTTCTAATTTTCATCCTATTAATAAGAAAAACCCATTCGGTAATGTTTTATTAACTGATATAATGGATACTCCAGATAGAGCTGCTGCTGCTCCAAGTTTTAATCCGGATGTTTATGATGATATTGATAAAGCTGTTAAAAAACAAACTCAAATGTTAAATCCTGGAATAATTAATACTAACAAACAATTATATGGCGATTTAAAGGATAATTATGATTTAGACAACTCTTTGATGCAGTTTTATAGTACGGCAAATACAAGAGTTAGTAATGACGCGAATGCTTATGCTATGTGGCTGTACGGAAATATGCCGTCTGCTAAGGAATCTACGGCAGAATCGGCAATGCAACGAGTTAAGGATAATTATCGATATACTTTAATATAAGCATATTCAATATTTTCTATTAATTATGATTAATTTGAGAAATATTAAAGGTTAATCAACATATTAATAAATAAAATACATTAATTATTAATTTAATAATAATATTATTGTTGTTATATATAAAATGGCGTATGTATCCGATTTTACTTTTAATAATCTTAGTAGAATTTCCGAAGATGGTTGTTGTATAGATCAAAATACCATACAAAACTCAACCGCATGTAGCTATTTACTACAAAACTATTTTATACAAGAATGTTCGATGAAGAATGCCAAGAACTTAGCAACAACTCAGCCTGGAATTAATTATAGTGGAGGATTTGGATTAGGTGCTGGTGGATGTAACGTTGATGACAGTTCTCAGTTATTAATTGGTGGCATTCAAACAAATCCTAAGGCCAAAATTGATTTATTTGGACGACCTTTTGCAACTGTTCCGTTTTTAGGAAGAGGGTCTGTTGACCCTATGTTGGAATCTCAAATTCAACAAGGCGAAATGATGTCTAACAAACGCACTATTACTCGTCTTACCGAAAAAAGTTATTTAAAATTTCATACTACTCCATTAATCCCCGAAGTTAAGCAAAATATTCAAAATCCCAGTCGTATGATTGAGTCTATGGCTTCTGATGGTTGGATACGTGGCGGGGTTCCATCACGCGAACTAACAAGAGACCGCGATTTTTATACCACTCATACCGCCGAATAAGTCGCGCCTTAAATTAGTTTATTAACTTTTAGTAAATAAATAAACTAATTAATTAATTATGTTTGTTTATTTAACAATTTAAATAGACAATGTAAATTTATATAATGTATAACACAGATTACAAAGTTAAATATTATGATATCGAACAAGAACTTCTTTTTAACTTAAAACATAAACTTAGTACATTTAATGAAACTTGTGCAAAAGAGGAAACTTGTGAAGAAGACTTAGACTATGAATATACTCCTGATGATATTTTAACTATTTGCGATAAACTTTATTGTGATGAGATATTGTCTGTTTTTTATGCTGAAAGCATACTAGACGATACACTTAATAAAAGTATGCGAGATGTTTTCGAAATTATGATATCTAATCAGGAGTTTAAAACTATTTTAGACGAAACTAAGCACGGACTTTATATGTGTCGATTAGACCATAATACCCATTTAACTGAAACAGAAACAACTAATTCGAATTATGATTTTATTGTTTTGTTAACATTATTTAGCCAACCGTTTTTTCATTTAATGCATAAGTGTATTTGTCAACAATTAACTATTGGTTTAATTGATAATGTATTGTTAGACGAACTAAAACACAAATTATTGATGGTGTAAATAATAATTATATTATATATTTTTTAGATTTATATATATTTTTTAGATTTATATATAATTTTTAGATTTATATATATTTTTTAGATTTATATATATTTTTTAGATTTATATATAATTTTTTTAAAAGTATATATAAATGGCATCTACACGTAATAAAAATACACCTGGGAATTTTTGTTTATTTTTAAGACAAAATAATGGGTTTGAAGATTGGCAACTTTATAAAAATGGTGCCAACGGGCAAGCATATGACACCAAATTAGCCGGTAATGGCTTAAATCCAGGACAATTACCATGGACTGCTTTATCAAATAATCCAGCAGATATTGAATCCTTTTTATTTGGGATTAATTCAACCAATTTAGTAACCCCTGCACCTTGGTTAACTCCAGAATTAAAAACCCTACAAACTACTAATATATTTAAAAGTAAACCAGTCATTATGCCTGTTCCACAAGCAATTCCTAAAAACCAACGACCATTTGTAATTCCATAATTTTAGCATTTTAATAGTATAATAATTTAACAATACACCTAAATTATTATTAAATTATATTATAATAATAGTATGAGTAGTATCAATGCTAATAGTATAAATAGCATAAATGCAACAATAACAAACCTAAACGTCCAAAATATTAACGGATTTCCTGCATCACGGTTTGGTAATTGTTGCTCTTGTTATGATTCTTGTAATAATTTTTGTTCTTTAGAAAATAATGATAATCCTTGTCCTGAATGTTTGCCATTTGATTGTTGTCCCCCTGAAGAAGACGATGGAGGGTGTCCTGAATGTTTACCATATGCACAATGCTCTTGTTCGTGCCATGGCGGTGGGGGTAGTGGAGGACAAGGAGCCCAAGGACCTACTGGATCACGAGGACCTACTGGAGCACAGGGAACAACAGGAGCGCAAGGAGTTACTGGAGCACGCGGGGTTACAGGGGCAACAGGAGCACAGGGAACAACAGGATCCCAAGGAGTTACAGGGGCAACAGGAGCGCAGGGAACAACAGGAGCCCAAGGAGTTACTGGTGCGCAGGGAGTTACTGGAGCACAGGGAGATACTGGAGCGCAGGGAGATACTGGAGCAACTGGTGCGCAGGGACTTACTGGTGCAACTGGTGCGCAAGGAGTTACTGGAGCGCAGGGATATACTGGTGCGCAAGGAGTTACTGGAGCACAGGGAGATACAGGAGCGCAGGGAGTTACAGGAGCCCAAGGAGTTACAGGAGCCCAAGGAGTTACAGGTGCAACAGGAGCACAGGGAGATACTGGAGCACAGGGATATACTGGTGCGCAG